CGCATACCGCGACGCGACCGGCCGCCACATCCGCCGCCGGCACCATGCCGGCCTTTGCTTCGTTTTCAATCTGCGCCACCAACCCCGGGTGGTCTTTTTTCAGCGTCTGCAGATCCATGCTTCCTTCCTCCTGTTGAATGTGTGGGACCTCGGCAGCACCGGCCATGGCCTTGTTGTTTTTCTGCTTGGTTGGTTTGGCAGCCGGTCCGGGCGCCTGCCCGGTTGTCAGCTGTGCTATGAGATCGTCCATGGTGGAAACACCGTCCACCAGGCCGTTGTCAATGTTCTGTTTGCCGGTGAAAACCCGGCCATCGGCCATGTCCTTTACGACCTGGTCGGCGGTGACGCCGCGGTTGCGCGCCACGTCGTCGACGAACACGGAGTAGAGGTAATCGACCTTGTCCTGAATGTCCGCCATGCCTTCCGCTGTGAGAGGGGCATAGGCGGAGGCGATGCGCTTGTACTTCCCCGCGGTGATCTCGGTGGTCTTCACGCCCATCATGGTCTCCCGCTGGGAGATGTCGCGGTGGCCTGCAACGACACCTATGGAGCCGATCAGGTTGGTGTTGCTGGAGATCCAGACGCTGTCGCAGGCGGAGGCGATCCAGTAGGCGGCGGAGCAGACCTGGCCGTCCGTGAAGGCGACCAGCGGCTTCTGGCCCCGGACACTGTAGATGTAGTCAGCGAGTTCTGCCGTGCCGTCGACGGTACCCCCGGGGGAATCGGTGTAGAGGATGATCGCCTTGACGTTGCGGGCATCGAGGGCGCGCTGGATGTCGCGCTTGATCAGCTCGGTGGACGCTCCGCCGCAGATCGACATGAAAATGTTCATGCGCTTGGCGATCACGTCGTGCACCGGGATCACCGCGACGCCGTTCACCACGGAGAAGGTCTCGAAACTGTTGTCGACCTGCTGGCCGGGGCCGGCGGAGAGGATCATCCCGTGCTTGTTGTCGAGTTTGCGGCCGAGCTTCGCCTCGAGAATGGAGAGGTCGATCTTCTCGCCGCGCAGATGCGAGGCGTAGATGCCCTGGATCTCCAGGAGCGTTTCAGGCCGGATCGCCCAGGGGCCGGTTACTACTTCGATCAGTTTCACGTCGTTCTCCTGTTACGCCGCCTGCTGCTCCGGCTGGGTTGCAAGATTCTTTAGGTCAAAACCGGGGAGGTCGGACATGGTCAGCCCAAGGTCTTTCATCATCTTCCGTTCCCGGGCGATCTGCCGCAGCTGCTCCTGCCAATCCTCGCCCTGCTCGGCGAACCAGTCCGCCATGGTCCCCATGTTGCTGATGATCTCTTCCTTACCGGCGGCGATCTCCTTGACCGGGTCGACGGCGCCACGCTTGGGCGGGATCCACTTGGCAGCTGTGTAAGCGGCGCGCGCCTGGTAGAAGTCGGGAGCTCCTTTGGGCAGCTTGATGTAGCCGCGCAACCATGCCTCTTCAAAAACCATTTCCCAGGTCGGCTGGCAGAAATGGTTTTCCAGATACACCTGGTACATACAGAACAGACGGTAGGCCTCGAGCATGGCCGCGCGGGCGGAGGAATAGTTGGTCCGGGAAAAATCCTTGGCGACGATCTCGTAAGGAAGGCCGGCGGCGGCGCCGATGGCACGCAACAGGGTCTCCACAAACACCGGGAACGAACCCCCGGGGCGGTCGCTCTTCAGCACATGCGGCTTCTGGCCGGCAGTGCCGTGTATGACCTGACCGGGGGAATATTCTTTGGCCTTGCTGGTCCCTTCAGTGGCGGTCTCGCCCACGTAATCGTCGGCGTCGTCACCTTCTGGCACTTCGATGAAAACAGGAAAGCTCGCCTGCAGGATCTGGCCGACAACCTCAAAATCCATGTAATCGTCGTAATCCTTAAACAGCTTCATAACCGGAGCGAAGCAGGAAACGCCTCGCACCTGCTCCGGGTCCTTTTTGATGAAACCATGGAAAATGCCGGGGCGATGGCCGAACCACGCCGGGATCTCTTGGAAGCTGTTGCTGGTGAGGGAGCTGGTGAGCTTGCCGTCATCGGGGTCGGCAAGGAAGTAGCTGAGCCGCTCATGGTTGTCGCCGAGTCGGATACCGTCCCGGATGTCGCGATCTCCGGCGAGATTGAGCGGGGTGCGCAGCCGGCGCGGCTCCAGCACCTGGATGGCGAAGCTGAAATCCCGCTTCCTGCCGCCGACCGTTTCCTCCAACATGACCGGAAGGTTCAAGAACTCTCCCTTGCCCGCCATGGTGCGGATGGTGGTTTTCTGGAGATCGCAGAAATGGTCCAAGCCCTCCGCGTCCGCCTGCTTGCACCAGACGCCGAACCAGAACTCGGCCTGCTCCGCGATCTCCTGCGCCTGCTCCTCGGTGATGCCCAACACCTTGTGGTTGGGGCGGGACTGCGGCGTGAGTCCGACCCCCCCGACCACGTGCAGCGCGGTGGAATCGACGATGGAGGCTGCATGTGCGTTGTTGGCGATGAGATCGTCGGCGCGGTCAGTCGTGATGACGCGCTCGCGCCCTTCGGAAAAGCGGTTCAGTCGCTTGACGAACCAGTTGCCCAGCGTCCCCTTGCCGCCGGCGGCGGTCCTGGAGACGGAGCTGGCCATGAGGTTGAGTGCGGAGCGGTCGCGGGCGTTACGATAGGCCTTGCCGGGATTGAAAATCGCGACGGCGCGGTCATACATGTTCATCTTAACGAGGGGCTTCTTCATCGGCTGGGCCTCCCAACGACGATAGAGGGACGGCCCTTGCTGGCAAACTTGGCGCGCTCCTTGGAAAGGAAAACGATGTAGTTTTGCAGCTTGTCGAGATCCTCGCCGCCCCAGAGCCTGTCCGAACCGCCCATGTTGAGACGAACGGATTTGCCCGCCATGATCTCAATCAGGGCGGACTTGCAGGCCGTGAGTTGCGTGTTGACTTCGTCTATGCTGTCGAAGGGAGATATCATGCGGGGAGAATCGCACGATCAAGGCGGGGTGTCATGCACGAGGTGCACGAGGTGCACGAGGTGCACACAATATTTAGTATCCGTTGGCGCTGATTGTTAAATTTTACTACTACATGGTGGGGTCGGCATTGCGCCGCTTCAGTTCTTCGACCGAGTCGAGGTAGATCCTGAGTCCGCGACGGTCACCTATGAAAAAGCCCTTGAGCTCGCCGCGGTCGAACAGGTTGTAGACGTGTCTTTTGGAGCAGGCAAGCTCGACCATCACGAACTCATAGTTGCAGGTTTGGCGGCGATCGCTACGGGCGTACAGGGTAGAGGGGCGGTGCGTCATTTGTTTCCTCCGGATATCATCACAGGTCCATCAGCGCCAGCTGGGCCGGCTGCGCATGCCGGCCGCCGGTGCTTCTTCGCGCGGTTCGTTTTTCCGCTCAGGGGCAGGCTTCCGAGCTGGCTTCTTTTCGAGGGTGACGGGGACGTTCATCTTTAGTGCAAGCTTCTCCATGTTCGGGTTGAGCCGCTCCAGGATGGCGTAGGTGCCAACGAAGATGTCGAGCGCCTCGTTGCGCTTGTATCCCTTGCGGACTTCCCAAACGCGGACGGGGCGCCCCTTGCTGTCCTTCTTGTTCACGGCGTGCTCCGACACCAGCTCCTTGAAGTACTCGAAGTCGTGCTGCATGGTGAAGTGGCAGTAACGAGGGCCGGTCTTGGTGACGGAGAGCCAGCCGTGGATGCTGTCCTTCGCGCCCTCGGTGCCGATCATGTAGAGAGGGACCTTCGCCTTGCTCTTCACCGGCCGGGTGATCAGCGGCTTGCCGGGTACGTTGGCGCCCTTACAGGCGTAATAACGCGAGCTCTTCTTGCTGAAGGCGTACGCCTCCTGGGAATGGTGCCCGCCGGTGTCGATACCGGTGGCGGCAACCCTAAGCCTGGCGCCGGACTCGTGCCGCCACTCCTTATCCTGCAGGTAATCGTGGAGCTGATCCCAGACGTCCTGCTGTGCCGGCGAGCCGTGGAACACTTTCTTGCCGAGCCCCCAGTTCTCTTTACCTATGCCCCAGGCGCGGGCCTCGCACTCGAGGCGGTCGTCCTGGACGTCGGCGAAGGCGGTGATCACTAGCGCGGCCATAGGAAGATCCCACTTCGCGCCATCTGGAGCATACGACTCCCGGCGATCGTAAATCTCCTGCTCCTGGAGTATCTCTCCTTCGGAATCCTCCGGAGTCGGCAGGCCAAGGCAGTCGTTGTAGAAGTACTTCAGGTTCGCCGCCGTCGGCTCGACCAGGGTGGTGAGGTACGCGGCGGCGATCTCGTTGAAGGTGACGAACTGAGAGAGGAGCGGCGGAACATGGTGCCAGATAGAGGAGGGGCGCAGCACCTGCGGCTTGCCGTCATCCCGCCGGCGCCATCCTTTGTTCTCACGTTCGCGGCCTTCCCTGACCGCATCATCGCGGTCCTCTTCGTCCCAGCGTTTTTGACAGCTCTCGCACTCGTACCATGCGGAACCTTTCTCGGTGAGGTCACTCGGGTCGGTGATGCCGTCCGCCCAGCAGATGCCCCCGAATTTGAGTGTCTGCTCGTGTCCGCAATGGGGGCAGACGGCGTAAAACTCCCTGCACTCCTGCGCCGAAAACTGCGCAAGCCAGATGCGGCCTTTGGAGGTGGAGGTGGTGCACTCTTCCATTATTTTCCGCTCGAAGCGGAAAGCCCTGGTCCTGGCACGTGCCTTCTTGACCGACTGCTCCGGGTAGAGGTCCACCTCGGACATGATCAGGATCTTGATCGGCTTGGAGGCGAGGCGCCCCTCAGAGTTGGACCAGGCGAGGTAGGTAACCATGCCGTTTTTCAGCCGCACCCGGGAGAGCGAGATATCGTCCGGGTTTTTGGTCCGGAGCTTCCTGAGACTAGGAGTGTCGCGGATCATGGGGATCAACCGGTCGTTGACAACCTCCGAGCCGGAGATTTTGTCCTGCATGACGATCAGCGCTGGGCCCGGCGCATAGACGGCTGACCAGCCCCAGCAGTTGTGAGACAGATCGGTCTTGCCCCCCTGGGAGCCGCCGGCGACGAATATCTCGCGCACGTGCTCCTCTGTGAACGCATCCATGATGCCAACCAGCTGCGGCGCGGTGTCGTTATCCCATGCCCCCGGGAGAGGGGAAACATGGACGACGCGCTCTCCCTGGGCCCACTCGCTGCCGGAGCGGGTCAGCTTGCGTCTCATCACCTGCCGTTCACCCGGGTAGAGCCGGAACTGATGCGGGTCAGGTTGTGGAAGCCAGGAGAAATCGTCCTGCATTTTGCTGACATGATCAGTCATTGCCGTAGTAATCCCGCACCTCACAGTTGGCCTGAACCGTTTCCCGTGCCATGGCAACGTCGGCGCCACGGCCGGAGAGGATGCGGTGCATGGTCTCGGAGCTCTGCTTTGCATCCCAGGTCTCGGCGGCTGCGTGCTGGAGGTTGCCCATGAGAAGGGCGAGGCCGATCTCGATCACCTCGGAGAGGAGGTGCCACCACTGGCGCCAGGGTGTGTTGGTGGTGAAGCGGGTCGCCGGGAACTGATAGAGATCACACATTAGTTAAAAGCCTCCTCGTCATCACCACCTTACTGCATACCGACTCTCCCGTCGCAGATCCGCTGCAGTGTTTCATGTATCCGGCAAAGCTAGCCACGCTGGCGCTCACCCTGGAGAGGGCGAGCTTGCCTTCGGCGTAAAGCACGGACAATTTCTTAAACCGTTTACGGGCTCGCTTAATGGTGCTCTTTCTTGGCTTGGTGTAGCCGGGCCAGATCCGGTACCCGCAGAAATCGATGGAGTGGCAGATGCCGGCGCCGGATTTGTAAATGGTTGTTTTCGAGTTCAGTGTTAGCCGGAGGCGGTTGGTGATGAAAGCATCTATTTGGGACAGCAGGCCTTTCAGATATTCCTTGTCGTTATGGACCACCACGAAATCATCCATGTAGCGGACGTACATCTTGACGCCCAGATCGTCCTTAAGGAAG